AGTGGCGGTGGAGGAGGCAAGGGCGGCGGTGGTGGCGGTCAGTCTACGAGTACGACTTACACCTATACAGCCTCTTTTGCTTTAGCCTTATGCGAAGGTCAAATATCGGGCATTACAAGCGCATGGATTGATAAAACTAAAGTCAGTCCTAGCTCGTTATTCTCCTTGTTTCTTGGTACATATCCGCAAACTCCGTGGTCTTATTTATCAAGTAACCACGCTGGACAGAATTTAGGCTATCAAGGGATAGCGTATGTAGCGGCGAACGGTTACGACCTCGGTACAAATTCCTCTTTGCCAAATCATAATTTTGAGGTGCAAGGTAAATATTTACTCGGTGGCGGGGTGATCGATGCTGACCCTAAAGATATTGTCACGGACATATTAACCAATGCCTTGACTGGCGTTCCTAATGCTCCGGCACTTGACTCAACTACCCAATATTCAACCTATTGCAAGGCTTCTGGACTTTTGCTTTCACCTTGCTACGATACGGCGGCCTCTGCTGCATCGATGCTGACTGATTTAATGACTCTGACGAATACTGGGGTGTATTTCAGCGAGGGAGTCTTAAAGTTAGTGCCTTATGGCGATGCGACTATTACTGGTAATGGAGTGACTTACACCCCGACTTATAATACGATTCCCAATTTAGGGGATGATGACTTTTTAGATGATGGCGGTAATGATCCAATTATTGTTAAACGGAACGCTATATCTTCCTCAGTTAGTAGTAGTTCAGATGCCTACAATCAAGTCACAGTAGAGTATTTAGACCGATCCACCGATTACACCGCCTCTACCGTTATTGTTGAAGATTCGGCCTCGATTGATTTATACGGACTCAGACCCATGAGTTCAATCACGGCTCATCAAATTGCAGACAAGAACGTAGCTAATGCAGTCGCTTTATTAATCCTTCAGCGTTCTGTTTATATTCGGGCGAATTATCAATTCCGTCTCGGTTGGCAATGGTGTCATTTAGAGCCTACCGATATAGTCACTTTGACCGATACCGTTCTAGGCTTAAATCTTTACCCAGTCCGTATCTTGCAGATCGAGGAAGATGAGTACGGCACTTTGACAGTATTGGCCGAAGATGCTCCTTATGGCGTATCTTCCCATGTCGTAGCGAATGTCCCATCTAATAGTGGATATTCAGTAGATTACAACGCCTCGCCCGGCAGTATTTCGACAGCCTGTTTATTTGAGCCTCCATTCTCATTAGCGAGTGGATCAGGACTAGAGGTCTGGGCTGGTGTCAGCGGTGTATCGACTACTAGATTATGGGGTGGGTGCAATCTTTGGGTGAGTTATGACGGTACAACCTATAAGCAACTTTCCACAATTACCAGCCCAGCCAGACTTGGACATTTAACAACTGCGCTCACTTCTACGGCTACTAGCCCATTAGGGGTTCAATTAGACGGCATGGGCGGTCAATTATTATCTGCCTCTGATGTGGATGCTACTGCGCTCAATTCTTTGTTTTATGTTGGTGGTGCGAATCAAGAGTTTATGGCCTATCAAGGTGCGACTCTGACTGGAGTTAATGCCTACACACTCTCCGGCTTAGTCCGTGGCGCTTACGGTAGTTCTGAGGCGGCTCACTCTGCAAATGATCCATTCATTCGGATAGATGACTCTTTAGCTAAATCAGGCAGTTTAGATTTAACTTTAATCGGTAGCACGATCCACTTTAAGTTTCAAAGTTTCAACATTTGGGGTGGTGGCGTTGAGGATTTATCAACTCTTACGGCTTACAACTATACGATTAGCGGTCAACAAGCGACTGGAAATAGTGTCGGCGGTTTAACTGCTACTGCCATGNCAGGNTCTAGCGTACTTACTAAATTGNCTTGGACAGCCTCGCCCGGTGCAGATCATTACATCATCGATCAATCTGGTGACGGGATTACTTGGCAACGTACTGGAGAAACTAAAGATACGACATGGGCTGATTCGTCTTTATTCGGAGCATCTACTCGTTTCCGTGTTGCCTCAGTTCGTGCTTTAGCGGGTTCATGGTCTAGCTCGTCTTACCTCAATATCAACTATGTTGGAATGTGGAGTTCTATCTCTACAACTCCAATGTGGAATACAACCTCGTCAACCCCTATGTGGAGTTCATAAAATGACTACAGCATTACCCGCCGCAACAACCGCCGTAGCTAGTGGCGCTACACAAGGCGATGTGAAAAACTGGATTACTGGAGTTCACGATTATTTAGCTGGACTACTCGGAACTACTGGAGTTACAGCCGATGCTTTAACTGCGCTCGGAGTTGATTCGGGTTCTAAGGCTAATGTTGGAGGCTCTAATGCCTCTGGTACATGGCCTATAAATGTTACTGGAAATGCTTCAACAGCTTCAACAGCTTCATGGCTTACAGTTGATAACTATGGTGGTGATGGCTCATCTGGTTTCCATATAGATGGATATATACTCAACGGAACTGGCCTTGCTCATTTTAGAGGAAGCACTAATTGCAACTGCAACTGCGATTGCACCTGCAGCGGCGGCTAATAAAAGGATTAAATCATGAATTTATACACACTTCCGTTTACCCCTGTTTCTGATGGGCAAAATGCTATTACAAATGCCAAATTAAATTTTTCAGACAATGTGTTTGTTATTAGTTATGAATATCAAGACCAGTCTAAAAATGAATTTACTGTCAATCTTAATGAATTAAGAGCAAGGTCTGATTTTAAAAATCATACTGTATATGTATTTTGTTATGACGGTTCTATTGCTAATCTTTACGAAGCAACAGTAAAAATAGGAGTACCAGCTCAAAAATATTTTCAAGACGCTAGAGGGTTAGTTGTTTCTGTAGTAGTACAGGATTCTCCAAAGGAAGACCCAGTAATTTCATTGGTAATGCCAATGCCTACCACAATTACACCAGAATTAAGTGGTGATGTAGTTGTAGCTGGTGTTGCTACAAGCTGTTTCTACCCTTTAGGGCCAACAAATACAAATCCATAATGGCAAAATTTACTATTAAATGCATGAACAAGACTCAGGACTTAGGTACTGAATTTACTTATGATAACCAAACATCTGAGTTACTGGATTTTCATGGTAATCCTGTATTGGAAGTAAACCATAAAGACTATCAGTCGGCACAAGTTACTTCAATAGATTCTCCGCTAGGTAAAGTATCGCCTAAGACATTAAAGATTTCACTAGGACTTTCTTGTAACTACGAATGCTCTTACTGCAGCCAGCGATTTGTTCCACATGCAGACTCAACTAATCCTAAAGATGTGGATAAATTTGTAAATGAATTAGATGCATGGGTAACTACACCGCCAGAACGTATTGAATTTTGGGGTGGTGAACCTTTAGTCTATTGGAAGACATTGAAACCTTTGGCTGAGATGTTAAGGAATAAGTACCCAAACACTACCTTCCTAATGATTACCAATGGCTCTTTACTTGATATAGCAAAGAATGAATGGCTTGATCAAATGGGGTTCCATGTTGGAATGTCACATGATGGCCCCGGATACCATGTTCGTGGTCTTGATCCATTAGAGAACGAAGAACAGCGCAATGCCATTATGGATTTGTATAGCCGTTTAAAACCCAAAGGTAGGATGAGTATTAATGCTGTACTGCACAAAGATAATCAAAGCAGGAAAGATATTCAGGACTTTCTAATCAAAGCTTTTGGAGATAATGTAACTATTGGCGAGGGTAGTTACATTGACCCATACGACCAAGGTGGCATGGAATCTTCTTTGCTTAGTTCAGCCGAGCAAATTGGTTATAGGCAACAAGCAATTTCTAATATCCGAAATAATTCTGTAAACAACTTTAATATTTTGCATCAAAAAATTCATGATTTTATTGAGTCTATACGTACAGCTAGACCAGCTAATGCGGTAGGACAAAAGTGTAGCATGGATAAACCGGACAATATTGCAGTTGATCTTAACGGTAATGTAGTAACCTGCCAGAATGTAAGCGTAGCTGCCTTAGCACCAAATCTACAAAGCCATAAAATCGGTCACGTATCTGATTTAGCTAGCTCCAAATTAAGTACATCAACTCATTGGTCAAAGCGTAAAGACTGCCCAGACTGCCCTGTATTGCAGCTATGTAAAGGGTCTTGCATGTTCTTGGAGGGTGGACTATGGGATGCTGGCTGTAATAACTCCTTCTCAGACAACATTCCATTCTTTGCGGCAGCTATTGAAACTTTGACTGGCTATATTCCTTATTACATAGAAGGCCCACAACGGGAAGATCGTAAGGATATTTTTGGATTAGTTAATGGCATTCAAATAGATAAACAAAAAAAACCATTTCCCATACCAGTTGTTTCTNTTTAATCAACCACCCGCTACGGCGGGTTTTTTTACGCCCGAAAGTTNCCCATGATAGATACGCCTAAAGACCCGACTTCTTATTCTTTTATTACTTACGTCTGGGTACTAGGTTTAGCTATTTTGGGNGGTCTAGTTTCTTTCTTGCGTAAGTTAAGAGAAGGAAATACCAGAGTNTTCAACATTATTGAGCTAATCGGAGAAGTAACCAGCGCCGCCTTTACTGGAATTATTGTGTTTTGGATTCTTGAAAACTCTGGCGTTGCACCTTTGATTACTGCGGCTTGTGTAGGTATTGCGGGGAATATGGGTTCACGGGGCTTATATCTTCTTGAGCAATTCCTCAAATCTAAATTTCCAGTTTAAGGATTAAAAAATGAATTCATTAGCTCAATTTAAGCGGGGCGATAGTTTTAGCTTAACGGCTACTTATAAAGTAGCTGGCATAGCCAGTTCGTTATCAGGTATGACCGTTGCTTCTCAGGTTCGTAACAATTATGGAAGTGTCTTAGTTGATGACCTAGTAATTAATGTTTTAGATCAATCGACTCATGTTGGCCAATTCGTTATTACTCCGACAACCACAGATACTAGCGCATGGCCTATCGGTTCACTTTTATGCGACATTAAAATATCTGCGGCTGGAGTAATAAAACATTCCGACTCATTCCTTATCCCTGTAGTAGATCGGGTGACAGCATGAATACTTCATTAGAGATTATTTATACCGATTTAATTTCGCTCGATATTACTCAAAATGTAGCGAATTCGATTGAGCTAGTAGTGGGCGATGGTTCTCAGGCAGTTGAAGCGGCTCTTTCCGCAAGTAATGCAGCGGACTCGGCATTATCGGCAAGCACCTCAGCAAGTACAGCTACGACTAAAGCGGCGGTAGCAACAACTCAGGCGGGTTTATCTGCCACTAGCGCCACCAATTCAGCAAATAGCGCTAGCTCTACTGCGGCACTCTTACTCTCATTTAGAAACGTCTATTTAGGCGCTTTCTCTAGTGATGCTAATGCAGCGACCTTTGCGACTGCTAACAGCATTATTTTAGTTAACGGTATTTGCTATGAGAATACGACCACTCAAAAGGTTCGAGTTTATAACGGTTCAACATGGGCAGATCAAGATGCAGATGCTCAAACACAAAGCGCTAATGCGACTGCTAGTGCCGTAAGTGCTTCAGCAAGTGCCGCTACTGCAACGACTCAAGCAAGTAATGCCGCAAACTCTGCAAGCTCGGCGGCAAATTCTGCGACTACTGCAAGCACTCAATCTGGCATATCTACAGCGCAGGCCGTAATATCAACCGCCGAAGCGGTCATCGCAACAAATCAAGCCGGTATTGCAACCACTCAAGCAACCAATTCAGCAAATAGCGCCTCTGCAAGTGCATCTTCAGCCGTAACCGCTTCCACACAAGCGAGTAACGCTTTTAATTCAGCTACCGCNGCCGCTGGTTCTGCCACCTCTGCCAGTGGTTCTGCTACCTCGGCAAGCGGGTCAGCATCTACCGCTACAACTCAAGCAACAAACGCTGGAAATTCAGCAACCGCCGCATCGGGTTCTGCTTCTGCTGCCGCCACTTCGGCAACTAATTCCGCATCAAGCGCTACCGCAGCCGCTGGTTCTGCCACCTCTGCCAGTGGTTCTGCTACCTCGGCAACAACACAAGCGAACAATGCCGCATCTAGCGCAAGCTCCGCATCTACAAGTGCATCAAATGCCTCTACTTCTGCGTCTGGCGCCGCTACCTCTGCTACCGCCTCATCAACAAGCGCAACCAATTTTGATAAACGCTACTTAGGCGCCAAGGCTTCCCAACCATCATTAGATAACCAAGGCGCTACTTTACAAACTGGTGCACTTTATTGGGATACTGTTTTACTGTCTATGCGCTCGTGGAGTGGTACTGCTTGGGTTGATCCGCTATCCAACATGACCACAGAGATTACGGCTCGTTTATTGGCAGATCAACAACTTTTGGGCGGAATTGAATACGTCAATGACCTGATTGGTTCCGTGGTTGTTGAACTTACCGGATTAAATCTTGGCACCAATATTCAAAATATTATTTCTCAATTGGGATATGTTGGTGATTTAGCGGGATTGCTGGCTAAAGCGATTGGTGGTGGATCGATCATTTTAGAGGCGGGCTCGGTAACCGATCCTTCTTTATCCAATGCTCAATCTCACGGTACGGGTTTATTTTTTCCCGCTGTAGGACAAACCGCTATTGGTACTGCTGGAGTTGAAGCAATCCGAATCGATGCAAGTCAAAGATTAGGTGTTGGCACGAGCACACCTACTTCAAAGCTCGATGTAAATGATTCAAAAGTTCGGGTCAGAAGTGCCCAGACCCCAGCATCCGCTACCGCTTCTGGTAATCAGGGCGATATTTGCTGGGATTCATCTTATGTCTATGTCTGCGTGGCCACAAATTCGTGGAAACGCTCTGCAATCGCCGCTTGGTAAGGAAAAATAATGAGCAATTACAACGAAACACAAATCACAGGTCAGGCTTGGCAACGCTGTAATCAAGTCGTTATTGAAAACCATAAAGGACAAACGCCTGTCATCCGATTTGATGAAGAGCAAATCATCAAATTGCTGACGGGTCAAGCATTGCAAGACCTTTGGGCAATTTAGCGGTGGATTATGACGCTTCCAAGGTGATCGAATTACGAGATATAACTACTGGCCTTCCTACCGGACAAACAGTCACTTATGCCGATGCCTACGTTTTACTGTATTCAGCTTACCTTGAGGAAGCCCTTGCAAGAGATATTGCCAACACTCCCGTTATCACAACTCAGGAATAAATCATGCCATTGACTATTAACATCCCTAATACGCTACGAGCTTCAGTTGAAGCGGCTTCTCAGGGTCGCAATACCGTTCTCTATACTGCGGCGGGTCAACCTTGTTATATGACCGTCATCCCCGCTTTTGACGTATCTACGATTGATGCTTCATTAGGTACTGGTACGCATCCGGCTTTTATCGTCAACGGTGTGACTAAGCCTTACCTATATCTTGGGCAATATATCGGCGTATCTCGCAATAATGAAATGCTGTCCTTGCCCGGTCAAGACCCTATCAATACGATTAACCATGATGCCGCAGTCAGCTTAGTGCGTGCCAATGGTACGGGCTGGCATTTAATGAGTAATGCAGAGTGGGCGGCAATGCAATTATGGTGCTGGAAAAACGGTTATCAGCCTCGAGGAAATTCAAACTGGGGTAAATCTTCAGATGTTACGACTGAGTATGGCGTTCGGGGAGATGGTCTTGCGCCTGGTACTGCTTCTGGTACAGGAAGAACTCAGACCGGTTCGGGCCCGATGAGTTGGAGGCATGACAACACTCCATTTGGGATTTCAGACCTATGCGGCAACGTCTGGGAATGGTCACCTGGTATGCGGGTTAATAACGGTGAAATCAACATTATTCAAAATAATGATGCCGCCATTATTACAACTGACTTTGGCGTATCTTCAAGCGCTTGGTATGCCATCGATGGTTCAACAGGCTCTTTAGTTGCTCCAGGCAGTGCCAATACAGTGAAATATGCTACTTCGGGAACGGCGAACTACACTTTAGTTTGCGGTAATGGAGCGCAGTTTAGTTCGATGACTAATCCCGGTGCTACTCCAGTTAGCGCCGCAGCGCTGCAGTTATGTAAAAAGCTCGGTTTATATCCAATTGCTTCTGGACTAGGTAGTGATGTTTTCTATATCACTACAACGGGTGAAATGCTCCCGGTTCGGGGTGGCTATTGGGACTATGGTGCTGGTGCTGGGGTGTTCGAATTGAACCTCAACATCACCCGCTCGGGCACGGGCAACT